TCTGTTGGTAAACCCGATCACTGGACCCAATGGCGAGACACAACCCGCCGGTCCTGTGGCGTACACCAAGTCGCCAATGATCCCGCCTGCAATGGCAGCGTTGCTACAGCTTACTGAAGTTGATATGCAGGACATCCTCGGCAAGCAAGAGCAAGGCGAGCAGTTACAGCCTAACATGAGCGGCAAGGCAGTCGAGCTGATCCAACAGCGCCTAGACATGCAGAGTTTCATCTACTTGAGCAACATGGCGAAAGCCATCAAGCGCTCTGGCGAGATCTGGCTATCAATGGCGAAGGATATCCTGGTCGAACGTGGCCGCAAGATGAAGACGCTGAACAGTGAGTACGAGCCAGGACAGGTTGAGCTGGCTAAGCCAGTGCTAAACCAAGAGACTGGCGAAGTGGAATACGAGAACGACCTGCGCGAGGCTAAGTACGACATCTCAGTTAGTGTCGGTCCTACCTCATCGAGCAAGCGTGCGGCAACAGTACGAGCACTCACCGGCATGATGACCGTAACACAAGACCCAGAGACCTTGCAGATCCTCAGCGCTATGGCACTGATGAACATGGAAGGCGAAGGTGTTGAAGACGTGCGTAAGTATTACCGCGAGAAACTCGTTAAGCAGGGCGTTATTGAACCCACTGAAGACGAAGCCAAGGCAATGCTTGAAGCGGCTCAAAACCAAGAGCCTGATGCGAACACTATCTACTTGCAGTCGGCGGCACAGAACGAGCAGGCGAAGGCGAAGAAAGCCCAAGCCGATACGCTGTTGCAGTTAGCCAGAGCTGAAGAGACTAAGGCTAAGACAATGGAGACATTGAGCAAGGTGCAGACAGGCAAGCAAGATCGTATGATCAAAGCGGCTGAGCAGATCCGAGAGACTGCCGGTGTGCTGAACCAGCCTATGCCACAAGAGCAAGCGCCCAATGTGCAAGGGATGAGTACCGAGGAACTGATTCGCATCTCTGGGGGTGAGTAATGTCAGCTAGCTCTTTAAAAAGGAAGGCTGCGCTAAAGCTTATTGCTGAACGCGCTATGCAAGGCGATGCGGTTGCCGAGGCAGCGCTGCGAGAGAGGATCAGGGCATTTCACGGTAGTCCTGCTGACTTTGAAAAGTTCATGCTTGAGTTCATAGGCACTGGTGAAGGCAATCAGGCGTATGGCTGGGGGCTTTACTTTGCTGAGAATCCTGCTATTGCAACAACCTATAGGGATACACTAAGTAAATGGGTTGTAGATACTTCAGAGGGAACCAAAAAAGCAGGTGAACTGTCTCGCGAACTTGCTGACAGAGCTGTCGAGCGCAGTGGAAATAAAAATTTTGAATCAGCTATAAATCAAATGGCTGATAAAGCAGTAACAGATATTTTAGATAGAGGGATGGCTGTCGGTGATGTAGTAAAATCTATGCGTGAATCTGCTTATTCTAAAGTGTACGCAGAGCTTGCCGATGAGTTAGAAAAACTTGCTCCATCTAAAGGCAAAGGCAAACTTTATGAAGTAAACATCGATGCAGATAAGTCAGAGCTATTGGATTGGGACGCGCCGCTTAGTGAGCAGAGTGATCAGGTTAAGGCGGCTTTGCTTGAGGCGGCTGAGGCCAACCCAGGCTTATTCGACAAAGATCAAACACGCATCCTGCAAGGCAACCCAAATACAGCCTTTGGCACTATCTGGGGTGATATGTCAGGCCAACAGGCATACAAAACGCTAGTCGAGCACTTTAATCGCTATCCAAATACTGACTTTGGTGATCCTAGATCGCCAGAAGCTGCGTCCAAGATGCTCGGCTCGCTAGGCATTAAAGGCATCAAGTATTCCGATGCGACATCTCGCGGGACTGATGGCGGTACAAGCAACTTCGTTATCTTCGATCCTCGTGTTATCAGTATTGCTAAGAAGTACGGTGTGACCATACCAGTAGCGGCTACTATGATGGCTAGCTTGGCCTCACCCGAAGTTGATGCAAGCACTGCAAGTCAGTTTAAACGTCTAGCGGATCTTGGTATGCCTGAGTCTACACTTCGCAAGATTGAACGTGGCGAGCTTCCGTTAGAAACTGCATTAGATCGCTATCGCCAGATGGGGTATGACGTAGACAATCCGGTTTATCACGCCAGCCGTAAAGACTTTACTGAGATTGACCCGAACGAGGTCGATATCGGTTTGCACATGGGTACATACGAGCAGGCCGAGAACCGTATGCGAGACACTGTGAACCCCGACCAATTAGGCCGATGGCATGGTGATCTAGACGAGGGAGAGACTTTTTATCCTCTGATTATGAAGCGCAACAACCCGCTAGAGATGGACGATATTGGCGCGTGGAATGATTCAGAGACTGTCGGGGCCGCGCTGCAAAAAATGCCGCAGTTTAAGGATGTTCGAGAAACTCTATTTAACCTTGAGGATGAGATCAACGAACTACGCTATCAGTTTGATAGTGACCGAGACTGGCTAGACTCAACAGAAAATAAAGAAATTCTCGCAGAAATGCGAAAAATGATCGAGGACAAAGGGTACGACTCGATCAAGTACAAGAACCAGGTCGAGAACAGATACGGCTCTGACACCGGCCTGCGTGAAAGCGCCATGAAGCGCAAAGGTCAGATAGGCGATGAGATATCATATATCGAGGAAGCTATTCGATCACGTATGCCTGAGCGCCCATTACCTGATGTCAACGATCCTGATGCAGCGCGTAAAGTTCAGGAATGGCTCAAAGGTGGCAGACCTAAGATTGCTGATTACGCTACGCCAGAAGAAGCGGCCAGGCTAGAACAACTACGCGCAGAGTCGATGCAACTATCGGAAGCGCCAGAGAACTATAACGATCCTTACAGTTGGATCTCACTCGGCGACCAAGGTGTTAAGTCTTTACACGGTGTAGCCGATCCAGATGAAGCAAGCAATCCATTCTTCCTGGCGGCCCGGCCGGAAACCGCTATTGCAGCAGGCGGTATTGGTTATGGCGTATTGCAGTCTTATGGTAAGCCCCAATTTGATGATGAGTTTGACCCATCACAACCATCTGGCATTGAGGTAGTCGGCAAGTACCAGGGTGAGCAGGACGTATATCGCCCAGTGACACCTGCCCAGCTACTAGAGCAGTCTAAGCGTGAGTTAGAGCAGAGCGTAGACTGGTATGAGCCGAGCGATCCAGAGGACTTTGATGTCAGTCGCTACCGCACCAATACCTCACCTAGTCAGTTTATGAAAAACTGGTTTGACGTTGCTGGTGAGATGGGCCGGGGTACAGCCACTGGTACCCTGGGCTCCATTGGCGATACGGAATCAATGAGCGCTGGGCTGCTAGGTGGTATTGTCAGCCTTGCTGAAGGCGATGATTTCTTACCAGGCTTTGCTGTTGGCATGATCTCTTATGATCCAGTATTCCCAACAGCCGAAGATATGCGGCAATATGTCCCATCGCTTCCAAGGTTTGGCGATATCCCAGAAGATCAGTTGATGGCCCCGCTTGAGTTTGGTGAAATGCTTGCGCCAGAGCCATTCCAAGTACCTAGCATGATTAAACCGTACATGATTAAACCCCTTTAGGAGACCATTATGGCTAACGCATCTAACTTCCAAGCGGATAACGAAGATTTAGTAATCAATGACTACTTCAACTTAGCCGCTTCGGAGATCTTTAAAACTTACGGCCATAAGGTCACTATCAACCGTAAGACCCTGCACAAGTTTGGTAGAAACTCTGGCGTAGGTACAAGTGAGACAGACGTCAACTACTTGGGCATTGACCCTGTTCACTCAGCCACTAACTCTATCGACACGGTATCAAGTGAAAACTCAGGCGATACGACACAAACGGTGCGTGTAGAAGGCTTTACTATCGATGGGGCAGGTTGCTTAAAGTTCGTAGTGCAGAATGTGACACTTAATGGCCAAAACAAAGTGACACTGGCTACACCAGTCTCGCGTGTGACTCGCATAGCTAATACGGCAGGTCCTTCTGCTACCCTGGGCGATGTTTATGTCTATGAAGATGGCGCGATCACTAACGGCATCCCTAATAACCTAGACACTGTAGGCAACGTGATGCCTGCCGAAGATCAGAGTACGTTGTTCGCAGGTACGTCTATCGCTTGCAACAACTACTTCATCTGTACTGGCTATTGGGCGTACTTAGGTAAGAAGACTGCCGCGTATGCGGATATTCGCTTCAAGACGCAAACAGTGGGCTTGGACTTCTACCGCACATTAAGCATCTCGAACATTTCGAACTACTCTGGTATTGAGCATCGCTTTGCGCCTTATTTTATCGTCCCGCCCAACACTGACCTCGACATCACTGCGGTAGGTTCTACTACTGGTATTGATGTGTTTGCCGGGTTTGATGGATTTTTTGCTGACATTGTTAATTCTTAATGTCACGTTGTTCGTTTTTTATACTGGTGCTATAGTTGTACCAACGGTTTCCACCCGCCGTTTTAAGGGTGAGTTAAAAACGAGGTCTATATGTTAGAACAGGCAGAAGTAATCGAAGACGAAATTATCGAAGAACCTGAAGCTGAGACCGAAGAACTCGAAATCGATGATGAAGAGGCTGACATCGAGCCAGAAGTTGCTGAGGAAGAAGTAGAAGAGGAAGACGAAGAGGAAGTTGTCGTTGAGATTGAGGGTGAGTCGCCTACATCCGAGGAAGAAGCAGAGAGGGAAGCGCCTGAATGGGTGAAAGACCTACGCAAACAGCATCGCGAGCAGCAAAGGGAGAATCGCAGGCTCAAGAAGCAGTTGGAAGAGATCCAGCAACCTAAGCAACAACAGGTTAAACTTGGAGCTAAGCCAACGCTAGAAGGTGCTGACTATGACGCTGATGTCTACGAGCGACAGCTTGCAGACTGGTACGAGGCAAAGCGTAAGCACGAGGAGCAACAGGCTCAGATCGAGGCTGAACAACGTAAGCAGCAGGAAGCATGGCACAGTGTACTACACGGCTATGCAGAAAAGCGGCAGCAGTTGAAGGTCAAAGATTTTGACGAGGCTGAAGTGACTGTGCAGGACGAGTTGTCTAACACCCAACAAGGTATGATCTTGCAGGGTGCTGAGAACCCCGCGTTAGTAGTATACGCGTTAGGTAAGAACCCCAAGAAAGCGAAAGAACTGGCTGCTATCAAAGACCCTGTTAAATTCGCTTTTGCGGTAGCTAAACTGGAGACTACTTTGAAAGTTACTAACCGTAAAGCAACAACTAAACCCGAAGCAACGCTGAAAGGCGGCGCACCAAAATCAGGTTCAGTTGACTCAAACTTAGAACGGCTTCGCGCTGAAGCAGAACGTACCGGCGACTATACTAAAGTCATCCGCTACAAGAACCAGAAGCGTGCGGCCTCTTAATTAAATTTTTAGAGGTAATAAATCATGGCTAACGCATTTAGCAAAGAAGAACGCGTAGCGTTCGAACAACTCTTGGAAGGTTTCCAAGACGCCCTAGTATTGTCACGCAACGTAAGTGTATACAACACTGACCAAGCGATGATGGAACGCACTAATGACACCGTATGGCGTCCAATGCCTTATATCGCTGAGTCAATTGACGCAGCACCAGGCACTGACATTAGCTCTTCATTCAAAGACTTCACTCAATTATCAGTACCTTCAAGCATTGGTTACAACAAAACTGTACCTTTCAGCTTGAACGCTAAAGAATTGCGTGACGCTCTTCAAGAAGGTCGCTTAGGCGATGCAGCTAAGAAGAAATTGGCTTCAGACATCAACGTTGCAGTGATGAACGTTGCTTCTAGCCAAGGTACTTTGGTGGTATCTCGCACTGGTGCAGCTTCAGGCTTTGACGATGTAGCAGAGTGTGAAGCGATCATGAACGAGCAAGGCATTATGTCCTCTGACCGTTACTTGGCGCTTTCAACTCGTGACTACAATGGCATGGCAAGCAACTTGGCCGGTCGTCAGAACATGACTGATCTTCCAAAATCAGCTTACCAACGCGCCTATGTAGGCATGGTTGCTTCATTCGACACTTACAAGTTGGATTACGCCAACCGTTGTGCGGCTAACGCTGCGACTGTCACTATGAACACCACTGGTTCATTGATTGACTACGCTCCTGCGGCCACTAGCACTTCAGTAGGCGGCAAGATCAACGTTGACAACCGTTACCAACAAATCACTGTTAGCACCACCACTGGCGTAGCCGCTGGCGACTGCTTCACTGTTGCAGGTATCAACGCGGTCCACCACATCACTAAGCAAGACACTGGACAGTTGAAAACTTTCCGCGTGATCTCTGTGGACAGTGGTACAACTATGACTATCTCACCCCCAATGATCTCTGGCGGTGGCGGTACTGACGCTGAAGCGCAATACCAGAACATCACTGACGCAAGCACTTCTGCTACTGCGGCTTTGACCTTCTTGAACATTGCAGCGGCTAACATCAACCCATTCTGGCACAAAGACGCTATCGAGTTGATGCCTGCTCGTTACGCGATCCCTGGTGATGCTGGTGTGAACGTATTGCGTGCTGCTACCGACCAAGGTATCGAGTTGGCCATGAGCAAGTTCTACGACATCAACACCATGACCACCAAGTACCGTGTAGATACGCTCTTCGGTGTGACTTGTGTCAACCCAGAAATGGCCGGTGTATTGTTGTTCGGTCAGTCTTAATAGACGGTTCCAAGGGGAGCTTCGGCTCCCTTTTCCATTTATGATTGAGGTTAAATCATGGCGACTAAATTATTTAAGCTATTATCTGGTGATACCTATAAGCGTATAATTGTTCAAGACCCAGCGCCTTACTTGGCTGATGGTTGGTCTTTAACGCCTGCTAAGCCAGAAGAGCCAAAGAAAGAAGTGAAGAAAGCGACCCGCAAGAAAAAGGATTAAGTTATGTCGTACACAAAAAGACAGTTCGTTACGGCGGCCTTTGAAGAAATCGGACTGGCTAGTTTTGTATACGACCTGACAGATGCAGAATTACTGAGCGCTTGTAAGCGCTTGGACACTATGATGGCCGACTGGAATGCTAGAGGGATACGCATTAGCTATCCTATTCCATCGACCCCAGAAACCACCAACATTGACGAAGAGACTAATGTTCCGGATGCCGCTAACGAGGCGATCATCCTTAACTTGGCTGTAAAGATTGCTCCAGGCTATGGCAAGCAAGTCTCACCCGACACCAAAGTGGGCGCTAAGTATGCGCTTAACACGTTAATGGGTTGGATTGCCGCCAACAACATGATAGAAAAACAACTACCCAGTACATTGCCAGCCGGTGCAGGAAATAAGACCTGGCGCTATGGCGATCCGTTTATTGCTGACCCATCCAACCCGCTGCAAACAGGCGCAGACGGTGTGCTAGACATTCTTGAGGTATAAAGATGACAACCATTAATAAATTAACGGTCACTGATGAGCTAGTACCAGCGGACAAGGTGGCGGTGTGGGACACCAGTAATAGCGACACACGAGGCGCAACCTTAACAACATTATTGCGCTTCTTCCAAGATAACTTCAGTGAGACTCAATATGAGGCTCCATCTGCTAGTGGCTTTATCATCACACTGGACAAGCCCACTGAAGCGTCTACGCTGATTATCCTAACGCCTGATGCCGGTTATGCTGAAGGCAACCTGGTATTGCCTAGTGGCACAGACCGCTTTGACGGTCAGATCGTGGGCATTATCTGCACTGAGCCTGTCACTGACTTTAACATCACATCAACAGGCTCTACTATCGTAGGTGCGCCTGCGACATTGGGGGTGTATAGCTCATTCACTTTGCGCTACAGCCACCAAGATACTACTTGGTACACAC